CGCCGCGACAAGGGCCGCGTGGCTTACCTCATACAGTGAAGTATTCACTAAACACTAAACACTAAACACTAAGCGAAGCAGCGCACCTTTGGCAAAAGGTTCGCCGGCGGCGGGCAAAAAATATTGCAAGACGGAAAGGAGGCGTTAAATTGGCATCGAATTTCTAACCTAAACTATAAACGACTATGACTATTGCGGAAAGAATTTTTGAAGGACTCAAAACCAAGTTTGATGGGGTTGAGGAGGCCATACTGCGAAGGATGGCGGAGAAAAGGGCCGAAGGCGTGGCCGACGAGGCCAAGGCCGACGAACTGGTGCAGGGCATCGGCTTTGGCGACGTGGTGCAGAGTTATGGCGACTACCGGGCGGAGGAGGCCTCGAAGACGGCGGTGCGCAACTACGAAAAGAAGTTTAACCTGAAGGCGGGACAGCCTGCCGTGGCCGAGGCGGAAGCGGAGGCGCCCCAGGCGCAGCCCGCACCCCCTGCCGCCGTGGCGGAGACGGCGGCAGAGGCGGCGGTGACCACCCACGAGGTGAAGCAGCTGATAGAAACCGAGCTGGGCAAGTTTCAGCAGGCCATGGAGGAAAGCAACCAGCCGCTGGTGGAATCTATTGCCGAACTGCAAAAAGACAACCAGGCCCTGAAGGACGAAAAGGCGCAAGCGGACTTTGAGGCAAGGATGCTGGCAGCTGCACAGGCCAACCATGTGGCAGAGGACTTCCTGAGGTTCCTGAAGCCGGACCCGGACAGCACCGACGAGGAGCTGGACGCGTTTATGAAGGACTTTGCACAGGCGCTGCGCAACGACCACCTGAACCCCTCGCTGCCGCCCGAACTGGCGGAACAGGAGGAGCAGGCCGAGGAACAGGCACTGATAGATGCCATTGAGCAACGCACCAAAGAGCTGGTCAGCGCTGCGACTAGTGTTTAGTGTTAAAGGTTGAGTGTTAAGTGGGGATGCTGGAGGCATCTAACGCATTGCGAAGCAATGCCGGTAGTCCCAGGTCCACGACCTTGGGGTAAGAGGCACCCCTTCCTCCCCACGACCCCGACGGGGTCGCACAGCACACACAGCGCAGCCAAGATGCGGCCTATGCTTCATACAGTGTTGAGTTTGTAGTGTTGAGTGTTTAGAGCCACAGTGCGCAGAAATTAGCAGGCCATCGCGCAAGGAGGAAACCTCCCAGTGCGCTGTCCCGCGAGTATATATAGCAGTCTACATCGCACAGCCAAGATGCGGCCTATGCGTAGGAGCTCAGCGAAGCGGTAATAAGTCAGAGCGGTAGGCACGCAAAAATTTTAGACTAAAACATTTGGTGCCTACAGCTTATATTGATGCCTGAAACCAGCAATCGCTGATGATGCAGCCTGCCTAAAATGGGCTTCCGTACAACAAGCCAAAATGGGTAGTGCATTTAGCTGCCCTCGGAAACGTGCTGCCGGTCCTGCCGCCCACCATTTTAAAATTTTAGTGCCGGCTCGACTTATTAGCGACGGAGAATCAGCCGCGGCGTTTCTTTGGTACTTCTCTTTGCGCAATCAAAGAAAGTACATAAAAAGATGTATTGTAAGAGTTTTGTCCTACTTTTTCAAAAGTAGGGCGCTACTGAATTTTAACTTAATTAATTGAAAACAAGAAACATGGCAGGATTTACTTACCATCTGGCTCCTACCGAGGTGATGGAGGAGCGTTACGACGTGCAGACGGGGGTGAGGCGCCGGGGACCGTTCAGGCTGGATGTGACGAACATGCCGGTGGGGACGCTGATTCCGGCGCTGACGCCGCTGTACTGCGACTTGGTGAACCGGCACGCGTACCTGGTGCGCAACGTGGCGGTGTATGCCGACGTGGCCGAAGGCGCTGCGGAGGTGAAGGTGAACAAGGGTACCGTGGCCTACGTGGGCATGAAGGTGTCGGACGGCACCACCAGCACCACGGTGACCACGATAGATACGACTAACGACGAGTACGACACGCTGACGCTGGCCGAGGCGCCGGGCGCGCTGCAGGCGGGCACCATGCTGTTTGAGCCGGGCGACGATGCCGCCACGCCGCTGTATGTGGCCAACTCGGCGCTGTACGGGTGCTTCAAGGTGACTGCGGGCGACAACCTGGTGACGGCGCTGCGACGCGCGGCTGAGATTGAACCCCAGAAACTGGTGGTCCCCTTCAGTAAGGCGGACCGCGAGCGGCTGGGCGAAAGGTTTGAGTTTAACGACAACGAATAGCCGCGCAGCGCGCAGCGAAGCGCTGCGCTTTAGAGTTGAGAGTTGAGAGTTGAGAGTTGAGCGCAAGCCCTGCGGGCTTCACTTTTTTAAAAAGTGACAAAACAGCGATTAGAGTGGAGTGGAGATGCCGGAGGCATCTAACGCATTGCGGAGCAATGCCGGTATCCCCAGGTCTATGACCTTGGGGTAATAGGAATTCCTCCTCCCCACGACCCCAGAGGGGTCGAATAGCACGCAGAAACGGCTCACTTACAGCCGCTTGCGGCTGGCACTCCACTCTCCACTCTTAACTCTCAACTCTCGCTCACAAAGCGTGCTTGGACAGCAGAGTGGGGGACGACTACCGATGTATAACTTAATTAATGAGAAAGAGGAATTATGTTTTTGACTATTGATGCATTGTTTCAGAACGCGGGGGTGGTGGGTGCCATCATCAACCGCGTGAACCAGACCCGCAAGGATGCGGTGTACTGGCAGCAGTACCTTGACTTCCGCCCGGTGACGACGCGGGTGTTTAAGGACTACGTGGGCACCATTACGGGCGTGATGGCGGGCTCTATCAACTCGCGCTACGGCGAGAAGCCTATCCGCGAACGCCGCGAAATGGGGTCGGCCTACGGCGAGGTGGCGTACCTGGGCGACGCCTACCAGATGTCGATTGACCGCCTGAGCGACCTGCAGGACCTGATTGACCTGTACAACGTGGCCAAGACGCCTGACCAGGCGCAGGCGCTGAACGACATTGTGGACTACCTGTACGACGACTTCCGACAGGTGACGCTGGCGGCGCACAAGCGCATGGACCTGGTGGTGGGCTCGCTGCTCATGACGGCCAGGGCGCAGGTGCGCAACAAGGATGCGGCGGTGACGGACCTGAACGCGGCGGAGCTGCTCGACATACAGCTGCCGTTTAACACGCTGAAGCCGTCGGCCTCTGACGTGGTGGTGGACGACAAGCTGCTGTTTATTTCGTGGCTGCAGGAAAAGATTAACGCGCTGAAACCTGACTACGGGCTGTATGCCAAGATGATTATGAGCCGCGCCACCTTTGTGAAGTATGTGATTGGCTCGGCCGAGTTTGGCGACAAGTTTAAGATGGTGCTGGGCAACAACTCGTTCTACCTCAACCCGGCGCTGATTACCTCCGAGCTGGCCTCGGCGGTGTTTACGGGCATAGGGCTGCCGGCCATCGAGATTAAGGACGACTATGTGAAGGACCAGACGGGCAAGAACGTGCAGGTGTATGCCGACGGCTACATCACGCTGCTGCCGCAGGACAAGGTGGGCTACATGCGCCACCACACGCCCTACGAGGCGACCGACCCCGTGCCGGGCCGCAACTATGTGAGCGCCGGACTGGCCGCCGAGGCGGGACAGATGCTGGTGTCGAACTACCGCGACAAGGAGGGGCGCTACATGGAATATACGTGCGAGTGGATTCCGCAGGTGCTGAACCCTACGCTTATTACCAACATAGACCTGGGCAACCTGACGGCATGACGATAGGCGAGTATGTACAGGGACTGCTGGGGCAGTACGGCATACGGGTGACGGAGGCCGAACTGCTCCTGATGCTGGCCGACACGCGGCTGGCGGTGGATGGGTCGGATACGATGAGCACGGGGCTGGTGGACGTGCTGAACCTGGCCATGGTGCGGCTTATTCCGTACCTCATGACGCTGCCGGCTGCACGGTCGGTGGCCGAAAACGGGCACTCGGTGAGCGTGACCTACGACAAGGAGGGGCTGCTGGCGCTGTACGACTACCTGTGCCGGCGGTACAACCTGGACAACCAGCTGGACGGCGACCGCCCGACTGTAACGTTTGTGTGATGCTGGAGGTTGCGCCGCATACGCTGTACCGGCAGGTGGCCACGGGGCAGGTGCTGGACCGCTACGGAAGGGTGGTGACGCCTGCCGCCGCCACGTGGGAGGCGGTGGGGCCGTGCTTCTGCCACGACAACAGCCAGGACCGGGAGGCGAGTGCCGACGGCCGCCGCTGGGCGTACCGCTACCATGTGGTGTACGAGGGGCCGGCACTGCCGACGGGCCAGGTGGTGCGGTGCCTCGACGAGGCGGGACAAGTGGTGGGCGAGGGGCGCGTCACGCGCTTCGCCCGCTGCTTCGGCCCCGACTTTGCAAACAGAAATGACATTTGGATTTAGGTCCCGCAGGGACCTATTCGTATTTTACCATGTCAGCCAGTTGCAGGAAGTAGTCGTTAGACCATATCTTCAGATCGTCCGCGTTCTTGACAAATGGCAGCACGTCGGCTTTCGCCTGATTAATGTCGCACGTGGCCAAACGTTCCTTTAGCATTTTCTTGAAGGTGTCCAAATCAATGTCTTGGTCATTGAACTCACGAATGCGCTCTTGCAGATGCCGGAAATCCAACGGAACCTGATGGCGCACGTACCATTCAAAGTCATACCAGTCGCGTCCCTTGACTCTTTTCTTCCATGCTCGGAACACCAGTGCGTGCATCTTGCCTGCAAACAAGTCGGGCAAGACGAAGCACCTCGTCATAAACGAGGACGGCTGCAACAACAGTTTCTGCTCTGTGTTGAACTTTAGCGGTGGCTGCGTATCCACCTCTATTTTGATTTTGATGGACTTTTCGGTTTGGATGGCCACATCATACACTTCGGTGTTGTCTTTCAGAAAAGCGGATTCCACTTTGCCGAAGTTCTTCTTGTTCCTTTTCGTAATCTCCACACGTCGCCCTACATAAGCGAACTCGTCGATGATGGGTTGGAAGTATTGCTGGAAATCAAAATCGTCGGATGGTTGCAGCAAGGAGAAATCCATGTCTTCACTGAATCGGTTCAGTCCGTGGAAAATGCGCAGGCAGGTGCCGCCATAGAATGCTGCCACATCAAAGAAACCTCCGTTGTACAAACCATTGAGCACGATTTGTTGGTTGACTTCAAAGATGGCATTTCTTCTGGCCTGATCCGTCCGCAGGTCATAGCCTTGGAGCATTTCTCCATATATGTCATTGTTCATTTTTTCAAAAGCTTTAATAGGGTTCGTATTGAGGTTGGCTTTTTGCCCACTGCAATATACTCTTCGAAGATGTCGGGATTCATCTTTGCGAACTCGTCCATGTCCAGACGGATATCTTCCGCCAGATAGGCTTCAGCCTCCTTCAGATAGCGCAGGTTGACATTGGGCGAATTGGCGATGAGGTC